TCGGCTTCGGCTTTGCGAGCCAAGATGACCTCACGAGTGTCGCCGGTGATTTCAACTTCGGTTGCAAGGTTCGCCTCAACTCTTTCGGCGCAAGTCTTGTAGTGAGGATTCATTGGTAAGTAGATTCGCACTTCTCGGCCAGGACCCTCAAAAGGGTTGGTGGTGTAGTAGCCAACGTCGCAGAGGTAAGCCTTGCCAGCCTTTGATTTCGTCCAAGCAACCTGAACCAAACACTCGGGGCAGATGTAGACATTTTCTGAAGGTCGGTTCATGCTTCGGAACGTACCGACGCACTCGTCAGTTTTGATGAGCGGCTTGCGGACTGTGGTGATCATTTTGGCTCCTTGGTTAGTGGTTGTTCCCATGACTCAATTGTATACACCTATTTTATCCAATGACAAATACCCCTAAGAAGCCTTGGGATTATTGGGGAAACTGTATGCCGAATAGATCGGAAAAGGTTAGGAGCGGACCTTGGCTTGGGCTTGCTCAAGGAGCCCGTAGGTCTTGCGGAGCCGGTCAAGTTCTGGCCGAAGCATTTTGGCGACAAGCGTAGCGGCCTTTGTTGCCTCGTCTTCGTCAATCTCTTCGATTTGTTCCTCGACGTTTTTGCCGTCCTCTTGGTCTGGTGTCGTCTTGGTTGGTTGGCTTGCGTCAAGCACCGGAAACTCGTCTTCCGTTTTGTCTGCGTGTTGAACCACGATGGTGTCGCCCGCTTGTAATGGCTCTGGCATACGAACCTGTCCACCCGGTGTCATGAACGCCACATCGCCTGCGGCTTTTTCTGCTGAGTCAAGAATGCCATTCGTCCACGACACGGCAGGGTCTCCACCCCATGCGGCCCACGCAACGCGACCCGGTGATGGATAGCCGTCGTCACCGGGGCTCCAACCTTTTCCTTGCTCGTCAACTTTGTGTCGTGCGAGATAAGACGCCATACGCTTGATGATGGCTAAGGATACTGGTCGGCCTGCGGCGAGGTCGCCAGCGCGCCCACGACCGACTGCTGTGAATCCTCCACCTGCGTGACCATCCTTAATCCACTCAACCGCACGCTGTGCTTCTTCTTGTACGCCTTGTGGTGGTGTGTATGTTTTGCCTACGGCCTTGGCACCTTCCGTTCCCGGTGCTCCACCTGTTGCGTCTTGGTGTCGAAGATTACAAAAGCCCTCGGGGTCGTCAACGTACTGACCGGCGATTGCCACGCACGCATCGAAGTCTCCGGGCTCGCCCCATTCGATTTGTCCGTCGGCTCCGTCGTTGTACCACTCGATCAGTGCGGAAGCATCGCCGCCAGAATCTTTTGCCAACTCATGTCGGATTGCGGTTAGTCCGCCTTCTCGACCTGCTTTGTTCAGGGCTTCCCCTCGCTCGGGTGTGAGGACCTCGAATCGGAAATCCCGCCAAGTAGTACGGTCAACGCGGGCCTTTGCGAACTTGGTGAAGGTGGCGATTTCTTTTTCGACCTCGGGCTGTCGGGCGTCGTTTTTTGGCGTGACGCTTGGCGTCTTAGAATCTCCACCACCATTGGCGCTAGGGCTTCCGCCAGTAGGTCCAGGTCCAGCAGGTTCATTAGCGTTGCCTGCATCTCCAGCAGTTCCTGCATTCCCTGCGGCGTCGTTGTTGTTATTTTGGCTGTCATCTGTCTGTCCTGTTGTGGATGGCTTTGGCTGTGCGCCTGCGGCCTGCGCCGCCTGTTGTTGGGCCAGTGTACCTGCCAAGAATGTTACTCCGGTTCCAACCGTGACACCGAGTTGGTCGGCTTCTGGTTCTGCCATGAGAGGGATGCCGCGCTCGGCACGAATCTCGTTACGGGTTCGTATGCCAGCGTTGATGTCTATTTGATCGGCCTGTGCACGCGTTACATTGTCGTCGTCATTACCTCCGCCGGTTGCGGTAATTGTCAACTCTGGTCCAACACCCATGAATCGGCGCGCCAAGTCGTTGATGCAGTCAACCAAAAAGTTCTTCAACGCTTCGGTTGCGTATGCCTCGTACTGGTCGGACTCTCCCTTTTCGTGGCCGCTCCCTAGTGACGACTTCGCTCCGATGCCAAGCATGTTCGATGGGATGCCAAACTTCGCTCCGATTTGTTGGACTAGCCACTGGTCGTAGGTTGACTTGTATGCCTCGTCCACGCCCTTTAGTTGATCGGCCTTCATTCCGGGGCGGAGGAGCATGAAGTTTTGCCGACGTGCCGTCTGTCCAGAAAACTGGTCATTGTAGATTCGCTCGTAGTAGGCGAGTTGTTCTGGTGTCCATGACTCCGAGCCGTCGGTAGTAACAACCATCTTCGGAGTTACGCCATTTGAGTATTCGGCGTGGAGCCACGCTTGTCGTTCCATGTAGATCGTGGCAATGTTGATGCACTCTTCGACTTGGCTGTAGCCATAGATACTGTTCGGTCGTGGGCGTCGGATGTAATACGCCATTTGGTCGCCCGTGTATCCGTTGGGAACTTTGCCATCTTGCTCGACGTTCTCGGCTTGGAATTCACCACGAGGAAAGCCGTAGAGGATTTGCTGGAAGGCAGGTGCTGGTGGACGAGGGATGAAGCCTTGGTTGTCCAAAAGAATCTTGATGGTGCTGGTGTCAATCGTTGACAATGAGGTGAGTTCTCCGCCCAGGTTGTACTCGGGCGAGATAACGATTCCGTCGTAGACCAGGTGAGAGTAAATGACGTCGGTCAACCATTGGGAGAACGTGAAGCCCATCCGTTTGTCGGGGTAGTCAAAGAACTGCTGGACTCGGTTGAGTTCATCCCCGTACTTTTCTCGCGCCATTGTTGAAGCCTTGGCGGTGTTGGTGATTCCGTCTTCCGTCATGATTTGTTGGATTATCTGCGGACTGAAACCCCATGACCATTCCAAGCCGACAATGGCGTCTTGCACGATTTGAATACATCGCTGGATAATATCTACGTCCTCGGCCAGTCCCTTGAGCACAGACCACGGAACGCGTCGGTCAATGAGGTTGACGTTGGCCGCAATCAGATACTCGGTACGTCGGGCGAGGGTACGACCGCTGGAGGTAAGTGGGTCAATAGCGTCAGGGAACAGCGGATTTGCAGGACCGAAGCCGCTGTCGAACATTCCTAGGGGTCTTGGTAATGGCTGGAAGCCTTGACCTGGGCCTACTTGATTGAACGGCGAGTCTGAACTTCGGTTGAACACTGGATACGTTGCGCCAGACGACATAACCCCACCACTGCCATTTGCCGATGCTTGTGCCAAAGCCGGTGAGATGGCCTTTTCAACCTCTTCGCCTACGCGCTTTTCAACAAGTGCTTCTATCTCTGCTTGCTTACGCTCTCGTCGTCGCCCTATCGGACCTGCCATTGAAAACCTCTCATCGCCTATTGAACGGTGTCCACTGTTGCGGGCCAAACTGGCGTATGGCGTCAACGACCGCTTGGTTCCGATCATACGTCATACCGCCGAGTTGTGTTCCCGAAGTCAAACCAAAGGGCTCGGGTTCGGGTAGTTCAGGCTCTGGAACCTCTGGCACTTCCAACTCCGCACCACATTTAGAGCACCGCAAACGACCACGCTCATTCAGTTGTCCACAGTTGCATTCAATAGCCATTGACTCAATCCACTCTTTACCACCAGAGAACTTGGTTAGTCCGAGTTCGCTGAGTCCCCATACCAACGCATCAAGCCTGTCTGGACTTTCCCCGCTGTCGGTTGTCCATGTCGTGAGTTGGTCTTCCAGAATTGGGAAAGACCCGCAGTGATGGATTCTTCCCTGTTCATAAAGTGCCGCCACGGGTTCGGCGCGTGTTCGCTTTCCCTGTCTTGCGTGGACTCGCTTGAACGGTGCTCCGGGGAACACTGACCGCACAACTGTTTCCACCATCTCGCCGCCCTGGTTTCCTTCCGCAACAATTCGGTCGGCTTTCCACTTGTGAAAGGCATCGGCAATAACGTGTGCCCAACCGTCTGGCGTATATTTGCCCGATAGGTCATCGAGGACGTAGCCGTGCTTTTTGCAGTTGGCAACCGTACAAAGGACTCCCGAGTTCTCCACTTCGTAGTGTGGTCCTTCGGCTACCACGATGATTCCTGTTTCGTCGGAGTCGTCGCCAGATGTGGTCGCTGGGTCAACGGCCACGATGATGCGCCGCATATTTTTTAGGCTGATGGTCATAGGGAGTCTTCCGAATCTATCAGCGTGACCTCGTTCTGAGTTTCAATCCAAACCCTTGCGCCGCAACTTAATGGCGAATCTGGTCGGTAAACGATGCGAGCCAACTCCTCACCGTTATCAGATTTGATAACAACCTCGTGGGCATAGCGATTTTCTTTGTATGTCTTAACGGTAAGCACCGGCTCCGTCGTGCCCTCTTTGGCATTTTTCCGAATGACGTGCTGGTTGACATGAATGATCGTTCTCATGTCTTCCTACTTTTTCCTTCTGCGCTCTGTGGCCTCAAAGACCAATACGGCGGTCACGACCATGGCAACGACACTCGTAAACTCCATGGAGATGGACTTCATCCTTCTTTTCCTGACACAAGAACCAGGATGCTGAGCGCACCCAACGTGCAGATAGTCGCTTCCACCAGATACACCATCAGTCCATCTCCAGATCAACTCGGAGGTCGTCAATGTTTTCCAGAGTCCAAAGCGCACCATCAACGTCGGTAAGTAATTCGCCCATAAGTTCCTGCCTTCCGATTCTCGTTCCCTCATAAACGGTAAGGACTTGCTCACGGAAAGAATCTGCCAAGTTTTTGAGGTTGGAGTACGTGGTATCAGTTGTGATGGCAGTTGACTTCCGCTCCATGATTTCTCGGATGAGCCTTACCCGCTTGGGTGTAGTTGTCACAAAGCATTGAGGATTCTCACCCAGCCGCAGACCAAGCATCAGGTTGTTCCATGACGTGTCCAAAACATCGCCCTTCCTCGCGTCGAACCAAGCAGCGGTTTCATCACAGTTGTGGACAACTACGCCATTGGCGACGTACTCGTGCTCCCCTTCAACGGTCAAGTTGTAGACCCAGTCACTTCCGGCGTCGAGCCAAGTTGACGCAACGCTGACTACAGAGGGTTCCCCTGATGCTCTGAAACTCGTTGCCGCAGTGTCGGCAGAGCCGGGGCGTTGTTCGTTTGGTGTCTGCCCTGCGCTGCTGACATCGTTTACAGACTGGTTGGCGCTTTGTGTTGATGACCCGGACAAAAGTGTGTCCGCAGTCCACGCACTCGACGGGCCTTGGCTCGGCATGAGCAACGTGCCCCCGTCGGTGAGCACCGGGCGCGACTGCCTCAAGGTTGCTGAGGTCATTGTTGGAAGGGTCACCATCTCGATGGTGGACGTACCACCCCTTTGGGATTGGGCCATTGGCTTGCTCCCAGACCCAGCGGTGTTGGTAGACCTTGCTTCCTTCGGCGTAGGCAGCGAGATAGCCGTTTGGCGTGAGTCGCCAGCGCAGACCGCCTCGCCCTGTGCCAATTCGTCGAGTCTCGTCCATCCATGCAAGGTTAGTACCGGATGCTCCCCCGTGCCAATAAGGCGCTGGCCATGACTGAAACTCACACTGCCAACCGGGGCGATGCGGCGCTGTAGGTCAGTGACCCTACGAACGCCATGACGAGTGAGCACTGCGTCCCCGGGACGTAGGTCTTCGATTGGCCTCTGCCCAGTGGGAGTGTCGATCATCGTGCCTGCAATGAAACACCAAGCAGCGTCGTGCTGTGGACCACGCAACTGGGATGGAGCCGCCGCCGAGTAGGTAAAGCACTGTGCTCCATTTGGAAAAACCAGGCGTCGCTTCGTCGGTTCGTGTATCGGTCGCTCGTGAGGGTCACTGACTGCCATAATCCCTGAGTCTCCATAGATCATGACGTCACGGGCGTCAGCCGGGGTTCTCGCAATCAAGGCAATCCGTTTCTTTCCCTGATTCCATACTTGGTCAAGCACCCACTCGGCACCCGCCCTCGTCTTACCCGTACCTCTTCCTCCAGAGAAGAGCCAGACCAGCCAGTCACCTTTGGGTGCGCGCTGTGACGGGCGAGCGTGCCGACAGGAAAAGGTGTGCGGTCCCTCCATGGGATGAATGCACCAGTGAAAGCCCTCATGCGGCTCTCCGTCGCATTCGTTATTCGGACACCACCACCGCCTCGATAGCGTCGGGGTTTCCAATTGGGAGACCACCTGCTCTAAGAGCGGCGACAAAGTGGTTTCGGAACTCATCAATTCGGTCATTTAATCCCATCGCCTCTAATGCTTTTGTTTGCGCCTCAATCATTCGGGCTGTGTCGCTCTCTATATCATAGACAATCATTTCCCCACGGGTGATAGTTGGAGCGTTGAGCCCTAGCAACTTCGCTCGTTGCGCTTGTGCCTTCAAGACTCCTGCGGCGGCGTCCATACGCGCGCCCTCGTCAATGAGTGGCGCAAGTTCTCGTGTGACCGTGCCGGTTCTTTGGTTGGTCACTTCTTGTTCATACATCACAACTTTGCCGTTGTTGCCAACGCGTACCGGCGGGTCCATGATGACACTTTGGTAGTAGCGCTCCAGGTTATCCAACTTCTCAAGTTCGATCTTGCGCACCATCTCGGCACCGTCGGTCGGTATTTCTTGAACGGCCCGGTCAACCATGCGATGAGCGGCGGCCACCGAAACGTCAAAGCGATCGGCAATCATTTGGTACGTGTATCCGAGTGAGCGCAAGTCGGCGGCTCGTCGGTCGTCGGCTATCTGCTCCGGCGTGCGTACAAACCGGCCGGTAGTTGCGTGGTGTGGTTTTACGGTGGTCATGGGTTTTCCTATGGTAACAGTCTAAATATCCTTCGGCACTAACTTCATCGTGTACCTAACCTCTTCCTCCGGTCTCCAATCTTCTCGCTTGATGAGCGGGCGACGCTTGAACTTTGAATAATCAACGTGATGATGCCATCGGTTGTATTTCCAAGCCAGCCGCGCCACATCGGGGTGAACTTCGGCAAGCATTTGTGACTTCGGCAACGTGCCTTCCTTGGAATAAAAGTCATCGTTGTTACCCCCGATCATTGCCTGGGTCGTGCGCTTCTCTTGGAGGAACGCGTAGAACAAAACCGTTTGCCACCTGTCCTTGAGGATGTCAAGACTAAGAATCGTGTCCTCGTTGTATCTCCCTCGCCAACGATGCGGCAAGTCATTGCGGATGAGGTTGCAAGAAAATATTCGTGAGCCCAAGCGGAAAGGTGGACGCTTCTCTCTGTAGGGAGCAAAGGTTTCGTAGTGGGGACCTGCCATGGCTACGTTCGTGTAGCGCAAGATGAAGGTTTCCATCGCATGAAAGAATGTCCCGTCGGCGCAGCGGATTTTCTTGTTGTTGTTGAGCCGCCAGAAATAGTAGATGTTGTCGTCCATGACCCAATGCCAATCGTGGCCTTCGGCTATGGAGTGCTCCCAGATAAAGTTGCGCGCCGGACCTGGACCCTTTGATTTT